AATTAAAGACGGTAACGTAGTACTCGCTAAGGCCGACTTTACAACTGGTACGGGTGATGGTGCAGCAGGAGCTGCTGCAACTTTAAAGCTATCTTCTGCTGCTGGTAATGATACCTCTCTTGGTTTTGGTACTCGTAACGCAGCTAATGTGGCTCTTGTCTGGATTGATAGTGCTGCAGGTCATACTGCTGGTTTAAATTTATATGATCAAGCTAGTGCTTACGCTCCAATGGCTTCTAACCTTGCACTTCAATCAGCCATTCAGGGTGGTACAACAGCTCCTGTACCTATTGTTCCTGCGGGGTCTATAATAGCTTGGAGTGGTTCTTCTGCCCCTTCTGGTTATCTTTTGTGTGATGGAACTGCTGTTTCAAGAACTACTTATGCCGCACTCTTTGCAATAGCAGGTACTGGGTATGGAGTTGGTAATGGGTCGTCTACCTTTAATCTCCCTGATTTAAGAGATAGGATTCCTTTAGGTAAAGGAACTAATAATAGTACGCTCGGAACACAGACAGGATCTATGAGTGCCTCTTCTGTTACAACAACAGCCTCAGATGGTGATGGTGATATTTCTTTAACTACAGCTAGTAGAAATGATACACTTGGGTCTGGAACTAAAGACGTATCTAGTATAAATATTGTCACTGGTGTTACACAAGCATCACATACTCATGCAACTACTATCCCAACCTCTGTAGTTAACTATATAATTAAAACATAAAAGGAAAATTATTAATGGAATACTATAAATTTCACATTGATGAAGACAATACTAAAACTGTGTATTGTGTGTATCGAGATCTATCAAAAGGTAAGTCAGCTCCCCGATTAGTGCGATCTTTTCCTCTCGATATTATCGGAGAAAAAGAATCTAAACTTCTTGAGATGGTTCGGGGCGAGATAACTGATGTTTATTATGAAGAATTTAATGGAGAAGTAAAAGCTTCTGAAGTAAAATGGTTTTTAGGTGATATCGAAAAAAGCCCACAAGAAGATATTGACTGGCTTAAAAAATTTATTTTATGTGCGTGTGTAAACGAGGATTATGATGATCTTATAGCACCACCATCAGTAGATCAACAAGTAGAAGACTTCATAAAAGAATTTTTTGATGATGATGATTTTGAAAATGAAAAACCTCTTGAACAAAAAGACTTTTTAGCAGAATTTTTTGCGGAGCTTGAAGAAGACTCTAAGTAAGGAAGTATAAATGGCATTAACTCGTATTACAACAGCATCGATTGGTTCAAACGTAATCTCAGCTGAAAAGATGCAAAATGCGTCTATTCAGGCTAGGCATTTGCAAACTGGGACAATTACGCTTGACTTAATGGATGCTAATGCTAACGTTGCAGCAGCTGAGACTAGACTTAATGCCAATTTAGATATTGTTCAAGATAATGTCACAGTAACTATAAACAGTACTGATCTTGTTCAAGATAATGTTGTTTTAGCTGAGGCTAACGTTGTAGCAGCGGAGAGCCGCCTTAACTCAAATTTAGACGCAACTTCGACAAACGTTGCAGCAGTAATCGCAAACGCTGATGCCTTTGGTACTTTTGCTAACACTAATTTAGATACTAAAGCTAATGTTTCGGCTACTTACTTTTTAGCTCTTGCTAACGACTATGCTACTTATACTTTACTTAACGCAAACTTAGATATTTTGCAAGACAACATTACCGCTATTCATTCTGGTTCCCAGGAATTTACCACAAATAAAATATTTCAACAAAATGTTGTAGTTCAAGGTAACTTAATTGTTGTTGGTTCTCAGGTTGACTTAGGTGTCGGCACTGCAACAATTGATGATAACTTTATTGTAGTTTCTGCAAATCTAACAGGAACTCCTGCTACTGACTCAGGTATTATTGTCAATCGTGGTTCTGAAGGTAACGTATTTATTGGTGATCATATTGTTGAAGATGGTGTCGTATTTGCACTTACACAATCACCTCACGATAACGCTACTGTTGCAATCCAAGAGTATTTAGATGTTCATGCCAATGCATTTCATGCAAACTCTGGTCTTAATTTTAGTCGAGTTCATTTCGGACACCAGGACGACGAATCCACAGGTATTATAGCTGATACAACAAATAATCACATTAAGTTTATCATAGGTGGAACAGAAGTAGCTAATATTGATGCACAAGCAAATTTAGTTTTAAATGATGGTAAAATTACAGGCAATCCTAACGCATCAGGCGAACGAAATGCGATTGATATGGATGTTGACGAAGAGCCTTCAGTTGTTAATTCTGTAGGTATTTTTTCCGTAAACTCAATCTTTATGGGATTAGACACTAACAATAATGGTGATTCTACATACTTTGGTATTTTTAATGATACTGATGATTTAAGTTCAGTTACAAGAGACACAGCTACATTCTCTGTTCGTGATTATGGTGAAGTTTTTGTAAGTGATGATATCAGTGTTAAAGGTAATGCTAATGTTCTTTTAGATGCTGTTGTATCAAACGCTGTAATTGGTACTCGTGTATTTGAAGGTACAGTAGGTCTTCAGGCTAACGATAGTGCAACTTATTTTGCTGCATATGCAAATGACTTTGTAACTTTTACCAGACTTAATGCAAATCTTAACGTAGTTTCTGGAAATGTTGAAGCAAGAAATACTCAAATAAACGCTAACCTTGATGTTATACAAGATAACGTAGCGGCTCTTTCTGGTGGCGCAATTCTTCTAACCCCATTTACAAATGTTAATACATCAACCGGATCGTCTAACGTATTCTTTTTAGGTAAGCCTATCGGTACACCTGCTAACGTTCTTTATGTCGCTATTGATGGTGTTCTTCAAACTAAAGATGTACCTGGTACTTCAAATAACGATTATGTTGTAACAGTAGCAAATAATACAATTGCATTTACAGATACCAGTATCCCTTCTGGTTTAACTATTACTACTCAAATCGTATTCTAATGAGACAAATAAAACAACTTACTACCGAGCTAACATTTAGATGTAATGCTAAATGCCCTGCTTGTCATCGCTGGAAACCTCTTCGTGTTAATTTAAATGATCCCCAATACACTATTTCTTTAGAGCGTTTTCAACAACTGTTTAATCCAGAGTTATTAGATAATCTTGAGTGGTTAGTTCTAAACGGTAATTTTGGCGATTCTATTATGAATAAGCAGTTTCGTGAAATCATTTCCTATGTTAAATCTCGCGGAACAAGATTACTCATACATACTAACGGTGGTATTCATAATAAAGACTATTGGAATGATGTAGGCAATATTCTAACTAAAGAGGATATCATAAATTTTGATTTAGACGGACTTCAAGATACTCATCACATTTACAGAATTAATACAGAGTTTGATAAAGTTTTAGCAAATGCTAAAGCTGTTATAGATTCTTCTGATGCTCAAGTTCATTGGAAGTATATTGTTTTTGAACATAATAAACATCAGGTAGAAGAAGCACGTAGAATTGCCAAACAAACAGGGTTTACTACCTTTTCTACAGTCAAAACTTCTCGTGATGTTTTTGCTCCTAAATCAGGACAATTTATTCACTCAAAAAAGACTCGTGAATATGAGCAGGCTGAACGTAAGATACACTGTGTATGGAGTGATTGGGGTAAGTGGTATATCTCTCCGAATGGTTTAGTATTTAGGTGTTGTTGGACTGGTGGTCATTATTTTGATAAACAAAGTGATCGTTTTTATTATCCGCCAGAGTTTGAACGCTTATTTAATGGATTTGAAGTTCCCATCCAAAAAATTATACAGTATAATTATTGGAATAAGCTTCAACAATTTTTACAAGGATATGATCGATCTTTTAAATTATGTAAATCACAATGTGGTAAGATAGTATCATCTATTGAAAAAACTGAAGAAAATCTAATAACAGGTACTAAAGCAAAAATAGATGCTAGTAACCAATGGGGTAATTAATGAAAACAGTAAGCAAAATTGGAAAATTTAAGTTTTTAAGATTCCCTAATCAAGGTATTAGACGTAATGAGAAGTTTAGAAAACTTGCTACTTCTGGAAAATTAGGATATTCTACTCTTGAAAGTTATATTAGTAAAGAGCGTAAGCTTGGGTACCCAATTAAGTACTCTAAGCCTATTGGTTTTAAAAGGAAATA